ATCCAGTTGTATAATTAGTGTTTGCGTCTGTGGCCGTAGCTGTATCATCCAACTGCCAGGCAAGCCAATAAACTGTGCTTTCAGAGATTGAAATAGTTACGGATGATTTTTTCCAACCAGCCCCAGTTCCTTTTGCATTGGTCTGGCTTGCCCCAGAGAGTAAAAGATTCGGTCTATTATTTGCGGCGTCATGGCTGTAAATGCCAACCTCAAAATTGGCTTCTTCTGTTGCGTTATCAACCCAAAATCCAATTTCGTTTACCCCTGTTGCGCCTGCCGGAGAGGTATATTTTCCAGCCCTTACCTGCGCATCAACTCCAGTCAACAAATCACCTGCCGGGTCGCTTGACGGGCTTGCAGACAGAAAGCCGACATTCGTCCCATCGGCTAAATTAGCGAAGCATGGATGGGTAAGAATTAATAAAAAAAGTAGGCTATAAAGTAGCTTCTTCAATGATTGCCTCGTTGATTGCCTTTTCAACACTTGTTCCGTCTGTTTTAACGCTTAATTCCACGTCTGCTATTCCAGAGCCGTCAATGTCATATTTTAAAACAGCTGTGTCTTTTGAATATTCTCGCCCGATAATAGAGGACAGTTTTTCAATAACAAGCCTGACGTTTTCCTTCTTCCGATATTCGTCCTCAATGTAGAGTCCCATTTGATAATCAATATTGACGTCTATCCAAGAGATAATTTCTTGGTCTGTCTTTCCAACGGTATTCTTGAAATCCATCGGATAAGGATTAAGGACTTTTTTTCCGTCTATGTTATATTCAACATCAATCCAGATATAATCCCTATCCCCAGTCCGCACATTTTTTACTTTTGCTCCAACATCTGCGAATGCGAAAGAACAGATAAACAACAAGCAAAGCGTTAAGGAAATACTCAACAATCGTTTCATAACAGTCCTTTCGTTTGAAATGCCGCCTCCGCTGTCAGGAGGAAGAAGGAAAGAAGGATGAGGGAGAGTTTTTTCATGTTCGAGTAATGTATAAAAGCACCCTTACTGTGCCGTTAATGTTGCCTGCTGTTTCTGATGTAACCTTGACCTGTAAAGAATCCCCCCTTGCTACCGTAGCCGTCCAAGAAGATAAAGAGGTGTCTGTCCCTTGGAAAGCAGAGGACAAGGCAGGGTCTTCTGTGCCTGAAATCTCTGCAAATGAGGGTTCATCCGGCGATGCTGTAGTTGACTTGTTGACCTGAAACGTGATTGAGCCTGTGGTATCGGAAATGACCCTCCAAGCGGTGATTGTTCCAGCGCAGGGGGATATTTTATTGAGCAGGGTATTTATGGCGATAGTCCCGCCAAAGGATTTGAAGGTGAACTGGATAATCTCAAAGGCGTCTGGTAAGTCGCCTATGGACACCTGACCCGCCCCTGTTCCCCAGTCAATATGGGTATCTTTAACGTTGTCTGTTCCGGCTGTTTTTAGTGCTGATGGGTCGGATTCGGTGATGGTAATGTCATCTGGAATGTCTGCATCCACCAAGGCGCGGAAGGTCGGAACTGCCGGGTCGCCAGTTGCCGGGCCCGAAAAGACCCGATTGGCGGTCTGGGTGTCTAAGCCTAATTCCTGGGTAGATAAAGAAAGTAGGGTGTCGGCAGAGGCAGAGAGGGTTACGGCGTCGTGGCCGCCCGCAAGGGTTTCGATCTTATCCCTAACGGCATTCTTGGAGGGGGCTTCATCGGTTACGTTATCCCAAGAAGTAGCGTCATAGGCAGTATCGGAGACGGAACCGCCGCCTAATGTTGCATAGGCCCCGCCATTTAAGGAAACCTGAAGCGTATCTGTTGACGCCTGATAGAAAACACGCCCCTTGTTTGTCGTGGAAACCCCAGGATTGGCACTTAAGCCAACAAATTCTTGGATCTCGGTTGATTCAGCCTTACGCCCATTGATATATGTCGAATCGGCAAAGCAAAGCGTGGGAAATAACAATAATGAAAAAATCAGGATTTTACTTTTCATGGATTGACTTCTCCAATGCTTCAAGCTCATCCTTCAGCCCTTTGTCTTTAAGAAGTTTCTCAAAACGGAGTTCTCTTACTCTCAAATCTTTTGTCCTTGTTTCAAGATTGATAAAATCAACGGCAAGGGCTTCTTGTTTTCGGTTAAACCTGTCCTCTCTGTCTTTTAATTCAATGGCTTTTTTGGATAACTCTAAATCCAGCTTCTCAAGGCTTTTCCTTTTGAGATCAAGTTTTTTTGTTTCTTCTTCGTTAAGATTAGCTTGTTTCCTGACTTCCTCCGCTTCAACGTCCTGTTTTGTCTTTAGCCCCGTAACTTGTTCATAGAACTCGGAGGATTCCTGCGATTTTAAACAAGCCTCTTTGAATTTCCGTTCAGCCTCAAGGTTAAGTTTTTCATATTTGTCCCGGAGATTGATTTCATCGGTAATAATGCGTTCTTCTCTAGCCTTGAGTTCGGTATCTTTTTGAAGCCAAAAAGCCTTTTTATTCTTTAAGAAGTCGGCTGTTTCCATTTGCGCCAAGGACGTTTTTTCCTGCTCTTCTTTTTGGGCCTGAAGCTGATCTCTGAAGGATTGAAGCCTAAAACCTTCCCTGCGGTGTTCCTCCTCGATTTTTAACCCTTCCCTGCGCTTTTCGTCCAGTTCAAGCAGGGCTTTCTCATAATCAATAGAGGCCGCTTTCAGCAGTTCCCCCTTTCGCTTCTTGTCGTTTCCGATGATCTCCAGTTCTTTTAATTCTTCCAGTTTCTTTGAGAATAAATCTTTGATCTCCTTCTCAAGCGCGGCCCTTTTTAGCCTTAAATCTCTAAGCTCAATGGGAATCTGTTTTAATTCCTGGTCAATGTCCATTAGATTTCCGAAGTTTTGATGGTCAGGTAAACCGTTCCCGTAGTATTGGCGTTTGTGCATTGAACCTTGACCTCATCCCCGGATTGGAAATTAGCCTCAAAATCGGGCTTCCAGACGAAATACTGTTCAGCGGATAGCGTTGCCGCTTTCAACACCACGTCATAATTAGCCCCATTTTTTGAATCGAGGGTAACAGTGATGTCCTCGGTGATATTAACCGAGGCTTTAATGCTGATCTGGTCGAGTTTAAACGCCCTTCCGATAGCCGTTGTATAGCTTAAAGCCCCTGCGGAAAGGTCTTGTGAAGATGTAAGATCAGATTTTAAAAACTTTGACTTTCCCATTTATTCCTCCGCAGTAACCATGTCAACCATGACGATGCTTTCATCACTCGCCTTGACCTGAAAGCGGGCATAAGGCGCGGCAACGGGAGTAAACTGGATATACTTCGAGGCATTCAGACCTGAATAAACAGACCCTAATGCCGTCCCGTTTGTCATGGATGGCGTGAACCAGTTGGAATTATCCATTGAGCATTGCTGGGTAATATTGATATTCCCCCGCCCAAGGGTAACAAGCATTCCGGCGCCGGAATCAATGGCAAGCCGTTTTGTCCTCATTCCCGTTGTGTTAACGGTCGCCGCTGTAGCGATTGTTTGATTCGTCAATACCCTGCTTTTAATAAGTTCGCTGGCCTGCGCCGAAACGACGATCACCAAAAAACAGAACAAAAAAATCATCCTTCTCATTGCTTTGCCTCCTGTGAATGTTTACGGTTATAAAGGAACGCCAGAACAACAAGCGTATAGTAGATGTGCGCCCCCATCTGCCAGACAAAAAGCGTGCAGGCGCAAAGAACGGAAGCGACAAAGGAAGAAAAAAGACACCTTTCAAGAAACGATTGGCTGAACATGAAATCTTTGACGATCAGTCCTATGGAAAACAAAAGAAGGATGAAACCGATAAACCCTGTGTTATAAAGAAACTCCACAAAATCGTTATGGGCTTCAAGAAAGGATGAGCCTATGGGGTCTTTATGATTAGCGTGAAAGAAGTATTTAAAAGCCCCCATTCCGTAACCCGACAGCGGATAACGTGTAGGGATGTTTTCCCCTGTCTGATTTTTGTTTATATCCTCAACGGCAGATTTCCATACTCCGAACCTTCCCCCGTCGGAAAACTTAAACCTCAATCCCTCGTTATTCTTTATGCCAAAAGCAATGCCCGAAATCCCAAGAATCACGATCAGGGCTAATACAGCCAGCCTCTTTTTTGTCTTGCTGAAATAAACGAAGAGAACAGAAAAGACGGCCACGACCTGAGCCGTCTGAATATTCAAAAAGAAAAGGACAATCCCCATAATCAAAAGAAGCCAGTATTTTTTCAGATAAAGTATGACCGGGCAAAGGATGGCGAGGAAGGTTGACAAAAGACTGATTGAGCCGAAGGATGCCGGGCAATTCTGGGGGTAAAACATTCTCCCGTGAGCGACGGAACCGAAAAACTGGTCAATCCCAAAACTTTGAAAAATGCTGTAAAAACAAAGAATAGAAGCAACGCAAGCCATGACCTTAAACGATCTTTCCATATCCTCCTTTTTATACTCCGCATTTGAAAGAAGTCCGAAGAACAGAAAGAACGTCAAGACCTGAAACAACCCCTCCCATATCCAGAACGTCCCTACAGAAACGTCATTTAGGAGGGCTTTGTTACCCGGGATAAGAAGAACGTTGAAAAATAAATATGCTATGAGAATTAGGGCGTATTTGTTAGAAACCTTTATCCTTGAACCTTGATAAATCGCCTGTAAACTTAAGGCCAGCGCAAAGAAAACCGCCAAAAACATCTTGGGCTGTCTTGTATCAAAGCCAGACCAGATGAAAAACGGCACAATGGCCAACCCTAAGTTTACAAGCAATTTATTCATTAGTTCCCGTCAGTCCAAGAACCTATACGATTAACCACATACCACTTGTTAGCCGCACCGCAGACAAGCGTTACGCTGTCGCCCGTAGCCGCACAGGTCATTTTATCGCCTGCGGATAAAGCCGCTCCGCTGGGGTCATAGATGATCGTGTCAGACGTAGAAGCCGCGTCCACGCTTAAAATACCCTCAGCCGCTATGATGGTGAACTCAAGACCAAGAGCAGCAGCGGGAAGCGTTACGGTGGTTGTTGAAGTTGTGGTGTAGATCATCCTCTTGCCGGAATCTGCGGCAGCAAGGGTATCTGTTGCACCGGTAACAACCTCGTAATTAACCTTGGAACTTGCAGACGAACCAGGCGTCAAGACACCGTTATAAAAGATGTCATTGACCTGGTAGGAAGATGACCCAACGTCCTCGGTGTTGTCCGTATTGGGACGTAAGGCCGTAGAAGTGATGGTCCATGAGTTTGATGTAAACTCATCCCCATCCCCGGCCTGGGCCTGATAAGCAAAAACAAAAATGCTCAACAGGACAAGCAGGCAAAACATAACTTTTCTCATTTTTACCTCCGCTTAATGGGAGGAGGGCATTGAACCCTCCCCCCATTTTGTCCCATTAGACTCCTGTTGACGCAAACCCGCAGCGCCAGTTAGTAGCACCGCAGTCAAACAGCATGCGGCCTTTGAACTTGTAATACTCTCTATCCTCATCCACCCAAGACGTGAAGTGAGGTTTGGCCGACCAAACAATCTTCAGGAAATTGAACTCCTTGAAGATGATGAACCAGGCCGTGTCAGACCCGCCAAGAGCAGCGGACAGATAGCGCCATTCCACCGGTTTGTAGCGTCCGGCAAAACGGTTAATGTCCCTGTTCGTTGTTCCCGGTCTTTCATTGGCTCTCTCGCTCAGAACTCTCTCAACTGCGCCACGAAGGGCAGGAGGGAAAACGAGAATCGGATCTTCAACCTGTTCCATGGGAATACCCACCATGTCGAACAGATTGGCAGCGATCTCTGATTCCGCCGTTTCCAGATTGTCATGAGAGAACGCACCGGACAACAGGTTGTCATCGGTTGTTCCGGTTTCTTCCCTGTTTCTGGGATGATCTGAATCAAACAAATACTGACCATCCGGGCCAGCCGTGCTAAAACCGTTATAAAGAACAGCAGCGCAGGACTTCTCAACCTTCGCCCTGGCCCCTCTTCCCATCGCCCGCGCATCCTCTTCTTTCTTCAGAAGAGCGTATTCATCCTGATCCACGGCCTCAAATGAAACCTGGAATTTCTTCCAGTATTTCACCTGGGTAAACGTCTTGGCATAACCAAGAACCGGGTCTTCATAACCACCGCTGGAACCCTCTGTCGCTTCAACCCACTCCCCCAAACCAGAAAGATCGTCAGTCTTGTATTCCTTAGTTGAATCCTCAATGGTCTGGAATATTTCCGCATGTTTCTGGCTCTCTTCCGCATACGTTGACAGCATAAAATTGTCATAGATCGGCGTATATAGCTGCGCAACTGTATCTCTTACCGTTGCCATTTGAACCTCCGCTTAAGATTGAATGTTTAAGTTATCCTTGCTTACGCCGCATACGCAAAATGACCAATGGCGTAACCATAAGTGTTGGCTGCGATCGCCTCCGTTGAAACATCAATGGCATCCACGAAGAAACCGGGGCCGCCAGCGATTGTTGCGTCGGAATTGTCAACCGTCCCAGCCGCCTCAAGGTCAATCATCGTTCCGATGTCTGTCTGCGCCATAACGTTGTCAGCAGCGCAAGGAACGATAAACCGATAGTGAGGAAGAGGGGGGATAACCAAAACATTGATAGCGCCGTCTTCTCCAGACGTGTTGTCGGCTTCGGCGGCGGCAATACCCAGAAACGAAGCGGCCAAGGCCGTTGTCGCATCCGTGGCATAACCTGATCCATTGTCATGAACAGCGTTTCCGGCTTCGATCTTTACAGTGGTTGCGACCGGATAAGACCTCAATCCACCGGGCCCGATTTCGTCAAGAAGCGTAAAACCTGACGCTTTATAACGCTTCAATGCAACTGTCATTGTGTGCCTCCTAATATTGTGTTAGATCAATCTTGATGATAGGCGGAACCTTTTTGGATTTGTCTTTGTGGTTCCACCCGCACTCAGGACAGGGGACTTCCGGGGATTCAGATTTAAGAAAATAAATCTTGGTCTTACATTGACCGCAGACGTAGAAACTCTGTTCATCTTCGGAGGTTCGACCAGGCATTTTTTCCTTAATCCTTTACGGCTAATCCGGGGATTTTAGACCGGCGTTCGTTTACGGCCTTCAATCTTTCCGGGCTCATCCCTGCTCTTCGTGCGATTTCTTCCTGTTTCTTTTCAAAGTCCGTCTTTTCCTTGCTCGATGAAGAACTTTTTTTCGATGGATCAATGGATTCGTCTATGCGGGCAAGCCTTTGACGCTCATCCTCCGCGGCTTCCCTGCGAATCCGGGCTTCTTTCTCTTCCTCGGATTCCCTGGGCTTTTGTTCCTTTTTCTCGGATTCAGCCTTTAGACGCTTTTCCATCTCCTCAGCGATCAACTCAGGACCATTCTCAGCGCCAAAATACTTTGCGGCATCTTCAGCAATAATCTCCATTGCGATGCGGTATTTTGGATTTTCCTTGCAAAGCGTCGTGTGGATCTCGTTTTCGCTTTTGCCTTGGGCCTTGAGTTCAGCCATCCTTTTGTCAACGTTCAGTTCCGGATGCCTTGCCTCAGACCTTTTCGCCGATTCGTCCTGCTTTACAGAGAGGGCCTTGAACTTCTTGGCTTCGTTCAGCTTTCGGGAATCATCCCCACGCTCTTGACTTCTGCGGATGGAACGCTCTGAAAGCCACTCATTCGCCGAAACATAATCCTCAAGGAGCCACGCCTCTAAATCCTCCTTGCTCATCTCCCGGCGTTCAGCCAAGGGCTTTGTCTTGTCCTCATCGAGATATTTCCTAAGACGCTCTGTTTCAGCCTTTTTTAGAAGCGAAACCTCGTCTTCCCTCTCTTTTGGGGCAGACAGCCTTTTTTCAAGGTCAGCCTTTTCTTTTTCCAGACGGTCTATGCGCTCAACGTCTTTACTGCGCTCGTCTTTTAAGGACTTCAACTCTCCGACAAGCTCATCAATACGTTTCTGCGTGGATTCGTGAATCTTCTTGGCTTTTTCGTCAGGAGATTCTTTTTTCTCCTTTTTAGCCAGAAGTTCCGTCTTACGCTTCTTTTCCTCGTCGGACATTTCTTCGTCCTTCTTGGATAAGAGCTCTTCATCCCGCTTCGCCTGTTCCTCAGCCATCTTCAGGATATTGGCCTTCTCATCGGGCTTTTTATCCTCAACAGCGGGCTTAACTTCAGGCTTGGCCTCTGGTTTGAGGTCTGGCTTTTCCTCTTTCTGCTTTTTGATCTCAGAGAGCTTTTCCTCAGCAACTTGCTGTGGAGTTTTCTTGTCCATCGTGTTCTCCTTTTCCATGACGTTTTAGGCAAGTCAAGCAGCCTTGTGATTCCATAACAAATTAGGGTCTGTTAAGCAACCCGAACATTTATTTACGCTTCAGTTTTTTTAGGACGGCCAGGCTTCTTTATTTCTTTTGGAATTTCCTGGGTTTCTTCCTTTTCCAGATCGGGGTCAGAGGACTGAGCATCCAACTCCTGTGCGTAGGCTTTCAGCTTGGCCTCTTTCTCTTTCAGCTTCCTGCGCTTCTCCACAAACTGCGCCTTGGAGATATGAAGATTCTCCGGGTCGTCTGGAACGGGTATTACGGGTTTCTGTTTCCTTTCCTTGTCTGTCGTTACAGCCATTTTTTCCTCCTTTTATGGCTTATTCCGTGGAACTGTTTTTAGTTCATCCAACCGCTTTTGAAGCAATTGCAATATTTTTGAAGTGTCGTTCTTTCGGGCCTGACAACAAGCGGCCTCGTCAAATTCCCTGTTTTTAATGCAGACGTGAATCCTGCTGTCGAGCCAGTCCTCATGTTTTCTTAAAATGGCTATGAAATGCTTCCATTCGGGTGAGGTGATTAGCCGTGTCAGCCCATCAAGTTCAATCAGAAGAGGAGATTCATCAGCCATTGATTACCCCCTGTTCCGGCATGGCTGGAATACCTGGGTTTTGTTCCGGAACCGGTGCGGGCTGAGGAGGCATGGGGGCCGCCTCTGGATTCATCCCCATCTGCCGTTCTTTAATCATCTGCATGGACAATGTGCTCACCATCTGCTCCTGACGCATGGCGTTTATAAGATTCCTCAGCTCAACCTGTGTTTCGAAAACATGTTGGTCGAAGTTCGGTCTGTATTCGGGGTCAAGGTCAAAATACTTGTCCGCCTTCTGTTGCATATGACCGATCAGATGTTCCATCGTGTTTTCGCCTTTGGGAGGCGGGAATGATTCCCCCTGTATAAACCTAGCCCATTCGTTTTCAACCTCTTCAGATTTTCCCATGTCCATCTTCGGTTCTGGGGGAAGATAGCGCTCAATATCAGTCCGGCCCATGATCTTCATGGTGTCGGCAAACAGGTTCCAGTTCCCTCTTGGGTTAACCTGGGGATGCAGCCATATGGAGTTTTGAAGGTTCGTAAACAGCCACATCTGGACCTGTTTCTCAAGGGCTTTAGAGCCGGAGAGAATGTCCGGGGTCATGCGGGCGTCATAATTACCCCTTAAGGATTCGATGGAGAGGTTTCTAATCAACTGCTTTCCTTCCTTGCCTAAAACCCTCTCTCCGAGTTTCGGGGGGGCCCAATCCTGATACATGTTGGTCCACATGGTGATAGCTTCGTTTAAGTCCTCCATGATCCGCTTGACCCAAAGGCTGAACTTGGTTTCCCCTTTTTCAGAAACGATCATGTCCCTCGTGGCTGTCCCGGAAGTGTTGCGCTCATTGGTCATGAAGTAGGACGCCGCGCCTGTCAACTTCTCCAAAATCTCAAAGAGAAGGTTAATATCCTGATAGGCCCATGCCATAGACCGGGAAAGATTCGGCATATAAACGCCTTCCTGCGGGTTCCCTGCGACCGGATAGAGCTTACCCGGCTTGATCTTCAGCTCCTGGGTTGTGTTGTTCTCATCAGGAGAATAGAATCCAAAGGGGCAGTTTTGGAAATACTGGAAATCTGACTTCTGGTTATAGACGTTATTGATGGCGTTCAAAATAGGGGCTATCAATTCGAGTAAAGACCGCCCCCTGATCTTGCCGGGAATACGGATAAACGAACCTCCGACATAGGGAATCTTCCCTGTTCTGGTGATTTTTCTTAACGGCTTTGCGGAAAGAAGCGTCCTTGTGGTGGGTTCAACGATAAAGCGGTATTTCTCTGTCCGGCCCTTGACTGTGAAGTTTCCGAACCATTGAAGAAGGTCAATGGGGAAAATGCGTAAATCAGCATCAGAAGCCTCACTTATGTTAATTCCAAGCTGTTTTGCCTTCTCTACGGAAAGCCCATCCCGCTTGGCATCGAGGCATACGCCCCGTAACTTCTCAATAAACTTCTCATCAATGTTGTTGAAGATTTTGCGGTTTCCCTCGTCAAGCAAATCCTCCCCTGTTTTGTGGAGGACATGGATAAACCAGGGCAATTCCTGTAATTTCTTTCCAAATTCGGGGACTATAATATCGTCCACATCGGCGATGTTCTCTAAAACGCCCTTCTCAAAGCGGACACGCTCTGTTTTTATCGTATAGCCGCCGGTTTTCTTCGGGATTCTGCGGTCAACCCATTCATACCAGACCTTCCAGTAGATATAAAAACAGGAGAATCCGTAAACAATCCGATTGTGGATAAAATCGTCCACCTCTGAAAATGCCTTGGCTTCGTTCTCAAGCCCCCACTTGGTGAACTTTTCAAGGTTCGTCTTGTTATCAATATCGTTGACTTCTGTTGCCACATAATGAATGCTGTCGGGGTTGTAACAGGTTGAAAGCAAAGTAGCCTGGTAAATATCCGCAACAGCCGCCCCAAGGTTCAGATTCCGGTCAGATTGCCAGTCCTCTTTATTCAAGTTCTCAATCATGGAAGGCTTCTCCCCCACGTAATGCCAGAGGGAGAGTTTCTTGCGCTCTTTCCACTCTTCCATAGACTTGATTCCGGCCTCATAATCCGTCAGCACAATGTCAACGGCTTTCTTAGAGGCTTCAGGAGAAAGGCGGTCTGATTCCAGTTCCGGCTCTACTCTCTGGACTTCCCGATCTGACTTATTGATGGGGTTTTGCTTACTCATCAGCCTTTCCTTTTTCGCAATGCCTGAATCTTTTTAAACGCTTTTTCAGCAAGTTTTCTTCCCTTTGCGGCATGTTCAGCGCACGATAATTTTTTCATGTGATCCCCCAATGTGGGCCAACAGACTTTCTAACGGCATTAGTTCCTCCCGAAAGCTCCCCTTGTTTTCTGGGGAATGTTTGAAGCCGGGATAATGTGTTTCTCAGCCTTCTCTTTGAGCATCCTTTTGACTTCAATGTCCAAGAGAGCCTGAATGACCCGAAACTGCATATCAGCCTGAGCGTAGAGGTATTCCTGCCTTGAGGCTGAACCGATATAGGTTCCCTGTCCCTTTTCAGTCCTGAATGACCCCACAATCACATCATCCAGGCAGATAAACCTGTCCGGGTCTTCGTTGAACTTCTTGACCTTCTCTGCTTTTAATTCTTCCGCTGTCCTGACCTTCTTTTCTTCCGGCGCTTTCTCCTGTTTCAATTCACCGTTATCCGACATTCAAACCTCCCCTTGTTCATCTTCTTCTGCTCTCAGGTCGTCTAAAACCTTCTCTTTCAAAGCCTCTGTCAACCCTATGCAGTTAAACTTCCCTCCATGCCAGCTAAACCGTGAGGCTTCCTCTTTCTTGTTAAGGCTTGTTATGTAAGCAAAAATACAGGCATCGTAACGCTTGTTCAATTCGTCTAAAATGTCGTCTAAGGGCACAAGCGCTAAATCCATCAGTACCTCTTGCCTTCTGAAGAATCATTGAATGGCTGCGGAACAAAATGTCTTGGGTTGCTCATCCAGAAATAACGGCTCAAATCGCAGAAATCTTTGTATTTATCCATGGGCTTGACGGAATCCTTGACGTCTCCATCCGCTGCCATGATGTCCTTACGGGAATAACGGGAATGATGTTTTATG